GTTCAGTTTGAGGTTATCCCGGTTTATATCAATTCCAACGACTTTCTTGGCGTGAATGTAGGGGCAACTTACACTTTCTAAAGAGGGTGATGTTAATGCGGTCAATAGCCGTATTCCCGGACGCTGAAAGAATAAAGAGCCGAAGGCTAAAATTCCACGTTGACATGACGATCACAAGAGGGGACAAGGTTAAGTATGTCGAGCTTGACTCTTTCCCCTCTTCTTCACTCGCTAACCACTACGCCGTAATCAAAGCCAAACAAGCCCATATCGCCAGTTCACACGTCTTCCTGCACCATGCCATTAAGTTTGGCGAAGAACAGGCCGCCTATTACGATTTATCGATAGATTGACCTTTTATTGATATATCAAGGTAACATGTTACGGCTTGTTATGCACATCGCTAATCGTTTCTTCCATGCTGGTAAGCCATTCTTTATATCCGGGGACATGAACATGCGTAAAAAAATCATTTGGGTTAGCCGCCTTAAAATCGTCAGTAGCTTTAGCATATTATGACTATTTCCCTTGTTTGCCGATCAAGGCGAACGCGTTGCGTCTTTATATTTATCGTAGCCCTCAATATTAACCTTGGTTTCAAAGTCAATCTTGGGATCGGTTTTGAACTTGCTGGTCGCTTCGTCGACCAACTCTTCTACTTTTTTTCGGGATTAATGGCCTTTTTCAACGAGTCGAAAAGATACTGAATAAGCCCCTTCCTCAAGACGTCTGGAATGAAAGGGAACTTTTTGCCCATGAGATCGGACGCTTTTTGCAGCTTCTGCTCGTCGGTTAAGGCCTGCGCGTCCTTGAGGATTGCATAAACGGCCGCGATCGCTCCACGCCCGGACGAGGAAAGCGTAGCCGAGACTGCTACCGCCAAAATCGCCACGTCTTTAATCATGCTCCAGTTTGCAACGATAAAATTAAAAACTGCTCCTGCTGTCATTTTGTTCACCTCCCTATCACTACGCCAAAATAAAACCCAATAATAAAACTGACCAGCCCCGTGACTGTGGACCAAGCCACAACACGCCAAAACTCCGCCCAATCGTAAAGTTGGTAATCAACGAATGGATTCTTTATCATCATTCCACCAGCTGAAGGCTGTCTACATAAAGATTGACCTTCCCCTTTGGCTGGCTGGCGATTGCTATCAGCTGAATCTGTAAAAGGCCGCCAGAGCCGTTCTCCTGCGCTGGGTTCCATAGATCATCCCCAACTAAGGGATTATCGTCAATGAAGTTGGAGAGCGGCAAATAGACCCGCTTCCAGCCCCGCCAGGCCACCCTGATTTCGCTGGTAAAACGATCATCAGCGGTCGGCTGGTATTTTTCGTTTTGCTCGCACGCCCAGCCCTTATTGTCATCATCGATTAGTTCGATCTTCAGACTCCCCGATCCCGGCCCGTTGCCGTAAATATCCAACTGGACGACCTTATATTTGGAGAGGCCTTGTTTTTCCCTTGCCAGATAGCAACCCAGACCACCCACATAATAAGAGGTCGCGGGGCCGCTGATCTGTAGGGCTTTGGTCCCGTTCTTCTCGCCGCCGGACGGCGCCGGCACGATCTCGCACTTGGCGTCAAAGACCCACCAGCCACGGCCGGTCAGTCCGGCCTCAAAGTCGTCGATCAACTGTCCAGCGGCAAAACACGGGGCCGAAAACAAAACCAAAAGCATTAAAATCCTTAACATAATTACCCCCTTTAATTAATCATCGGAGTGTTGCTTAGTGCATACTGCGGGTGTCCATAACACGCCGTATTTGTGCAATTTTCCGAGCATTTATTTCCAATGCTTTCGCAATATGTTTGCTTTAATTCAAGCCAGTGTCTTTTGCCTTCCTCATCGAGCTTGTAAAAATCTTCAAGGCTGTGCGATAAGAATTCTAAATAACTCATGCGAATATCCTTGTTGATCTTATCCGGTATTGGTTCCCCTTGATCCGGCCATCGTAAGGGTCGGCTATCTGGTAAGCTCCTAAAGCCAACACGAAATGCTGGGGATAACCAAAATGCTTAAAGTGATCGGTTTCCCAGATGGAGTTTTTGACCGGGACCCGGCCCGGTTGGTATTCGTATTTCAAGCCCAAGACTTTAGCCGCCGCTGCGCAAATAAGACCATTATCGTTAAAACAACCGTCCAGTTTTTTTATCAACTCCACGGGAGCAATCTCTAAGCGCATGGCAAGAGAGGCCAGTAAGCACCCGTATTTTTGGAACGATAAGTGGTTGGGGCCAAAAGCCAAACCTTTATATTGAGGATCGTATTGCCAGATAATTTTCATTTTGCTTCCTTCCAGATTTGCCATTTTTTCCCGTTGTCTTTGACTAACATTTTCATGTTCAGCCGTAATTCCATCAGTATTTCGGTTGTTTTTTCTTGGTCTTTTTCGGCGTTGCCTTTGTCGGCCGCGTAAACCGTCTTTCCCACATATAATGACTGACCGCCAACTGCGATCATCGCCCAAACAATCCCCAGCGAAAAGCCGGCCAACAATACCGCCAGCGTTATCGTCTGACCAATTTTCGACGAAAAATTGTCTCTCATAAATTAGTACCAAAGCCCATAATATCGATCTAAAAGTATCATCGCAAAACTCGTCGCTGTCTCTGCGTTGGCGTCGCTGTTACCAAAAATATAAGCTTGCCCGGCTGCCCCATTGCTGACTGAAGCGCCCATATATACCGTATCGCCAGCCACCAGATCATAAAATAGGGACTTAAATATATTTCTCCTCTCTCCTCCAGAATAGCCCTCTTCGGAGTGCATGAGAACAGCGCCTCCGGCATATGTTGTGCCTCGCCTAATGTCTAGTGTTATCGTCACCGACGGCCCGACTGAATAATAGTTCATGTTGGCAAATATCTGATAAGTGCCGGTCCACAAAACCTGCTGGGTTAAAATTGCTCGATCGGCAATGGGCGTTCCGCCGATTGTCGTTCCAAGAACTGCGTTGTGATGATTGACGACAAAATCAGTCGGCCGGTAGAGAATTTTTTTTACAACGATATTGTGATCGGGATTGTTTGTTGTAGTATATGAATATTCGATCATGCCGACGCAAACGCAATTATCGGCGGCATTTCTGATGTAGGTGGAATTGTCTTCAATCTTAAAATAATTAAGGGCTGTAGCGTCAGTCGTCGGTTCGACATTAAGATAAAAAGAGTTCATGCTCAATGCCCAAACGATCCCTGATCCGTCCCAAATGGCATATAGATAGGCGTTGTAACGAGGGCTAGCACTCGGCCGTCCCCAATAACCAGCCCCATCAGCCAAAGTTATGGAGGAGGTGCCGCCTTTGTAAGAGCTGACTCTTGATCTTAAAACAGTTCCCGCCCCATCGTTTATAGCTATTTCAATAGGGTTGGCGTTATTCGGCAGACTCCCTGATGACTTAGCAGTAATTTGCAGAGTGTTGGCTGGATTAGTGGCGAGCTTAAGGTTGTTAATCTGAATTGCATTTCTTTCAATGAATTCAATGTTTTTGGATATTTTTTTTCTTTCGTATTCCAGATTCTCGAAGTTGCGCTGAAGTGTCGCCGTGAGATCGTCGACGACGTTGAGCCGCTGGAGAGGTTGGAGCGCGAGGGCTGGAAAGGATAAGAGCAAGAGTAATAGTAGGGTTGTTATTTTGCCCATAGTTCTCTCCCGGCTTTTTTTTCTCTTTCTTTTAATTGTGGGATAAGTTGATTAATCTGGTTTGATGCCGCCCCATTAATAAGCCCTTTTTTAATTAGCTCATTTAGATAATTTTCGGCTTCTTGCCGTGGCATAGTGGCCGCTTGGTTAATAATATAATTAGCCCTTGCTCCGTTTCTTACTTGTAATTGTTTTATCAATCGATCAGAATAAGTTATCCCTTTGCTTTCATCTTGAGCAATTTGAGATATTTTTTTATATAAATCACTTTCTGGGGGGATAGTAGCTAAGAGTTTGTTTCTTTCGACCAGCGGAACAGTCTTATCGCTAAGTTTTTGCCACATCAATTCCGCCTGTTGTTTTGCTTGTAACTGTGCCGTTGCCTGTTTTCCAAGCGCAGGCATAATCCCTTCAACAACTTTTCTTTCAGCCTCTCCCCCCCTTGCCTTAATAAATCGCCTAGCAAACCCTTCCCCCATTGCTTCCCCGCCTATTTGTTCTTTTGGCAAAAGGCCTAATTTATTGGCGACTACATCACTGGCATGAAGAGCTTGAGAGCCTAACCCACCAAACTTTGACCTAACATAATGCTCTATTTGTATTGGAGAGGCGTTGGTAACTCTTCCTATTGCCCTAGCAGTCCCTGACGTTCCTGGGCGCACTTGTTCTACAGGAGGGATATTTTTCATTTTTTCAGGAACAATGGGTAAACCAGTAAACAAGTCTTTATTTGCCGCCCATTCTACTTCTCCCTTAATTGCTTGGGGAAGAACGGTAGAAATCATTGATCCCGGTTCTGGATTAACTGGCGTAACAGCAGAAATAATTTGATTTGCCATGTCTAGCACTTTGAATTTATCAATGTTATAAGCTTGTTCTATCGGTTTTCTAATGGCATACCCCAGCCCTCCAACGCCAAAAGGGAGAGGAAATTTAATGACATTCCAGCGGCCTTTTTCGTCTTTTGTCGGGTTGGAAGGGATATATATCAGGTTCATATTCTTTTCATACTCTGGGATATCTTTATAAGCCTCAAGCCGTTTAGGGTCTGAAATATTCCAAAGGGTTGTCATGGCTACCGGGGCAAAAACAGTCGCCGCTATTTTTGTTGAAGTTCCCTTGGGATCACGAGCTAGGGCCTTCACAAGCGATCTACTACCCTGAATGCCAGCGTTAAGGTAAAGAATGGTAGCATTAAGGACTTGCCCCCATTCACCACGCCGGGCAAAATTGGCCGAATTTTCTCTTGCCGCTTGCGCCGCCAATAGTGTAGCGTCTTGCGCTGTTCGCCCTTCTTTTAATAACGCCTGGCGAGTTCCTCTAAACTGAGTCATTCTGGTCAATTCTTCTGATCGTCCAACAATATTTTCTACTGCCCGCAATAATTCACTTGGGTGTCTGACAACGTATTTAATTTTTGACGGCAAGTTGCGATTAGCTCGTATTGCGTCAATGGTTAAATGTGGTTGGTTACGAGCAATATCAAAAGACGTTCCCCCCGCTCCAGCTCTTACCAGTTCATCATAAAGCTCATCATGCTTTAAGACAGAAAACAAAGACTTAACAAAATTGACGGGATTGGCAATAGAGGTCGCCAGCGTGCGGTTTGAAGTTACGGCCGTAAGCCCTTGATCTTTTATAATGTTGGAGGCCGTAAAAGGCATATACAAGCCCGTGATACCTGTCTTTGCAATTCTGGTAGGAAGGGCCAATGTTTGCAGAACGATGTTCATTTGTTGGGCGTTTAGGTTCTTGGCGGCTTCGGCTATTTCCGGGGTTGTTTCCCATACCTCTTTAACCCCATTCTTAAAAACAGAAATCGTGGCCTTATTGCCGATTGGTTCGTCTGCCGCCAGCCTTCTTAACTGAAAAGGATTGTTAGGTAGTTTTGCATAATCAGTAATCATTTGAGCCGCTTTGTTACGTTCCGCCTGGTTAAAGGCCGTATCTGTTTTGGTCAATAAAGAAGCTAATGGACTTTCAACTTCAAGTTTTGACCCCTTTATTTTCTGGACTACGCTCTGGCTGGTAACGGAAGCAATGCCAGATCTCCCTGGGTTCTTTACGTTTTCAATCTCCGTCATAATCCTATTCATAGGGGCATAATCAGGGTATTCAGCTTTTAATGCTTTGTTTAAGTCTTTGCTTATAAGTCCACTATCAGTAACATAATCGAGCAACTTGCTGGCATAGTTCTTCGCTTCCTTTGCTAATGGTTCATATTTAGGCGCAAACGCTTCAACAAGTGCCAAGTCTTTAGCCGCATTTCTGCCAGTTTCTATCCCTTTTTGAGATAACTTTAAGGCGTGTTTAGCAATCAAGTATTGGTCAAGATTGTCGATGTTATCTACGTTTTTGATAACTTTTTCGAGCCCGTTATCCTTGGCAAATTGACCAGCTAAAGTAGGAGAACGTAAAACACGATCGATCTGTAGTCGCACGTCTTTTGACGGCATAACTTGGAATTTGTATTTAGCTTCTGCCATTCCTAGCGCGTCTTCAATTGGAGCGGCAAAGTCTACCAGTTTTCTTTTTGCGTCGGCTAGAAAGCTAATGCCTTTTTTCTCGGTTGCCCTGGCGGCCGTTTGTTTGGCTACATTTTGCAATACATACTGTTGAGGGTTAAAATCTTTAGAAATAGCCCCCAAAAATTTACCGCCTCCGGCTCTTATCGCCCCAGCTCCAGCCACGCCAATTAATCCCTTGCCAACGTTATAACGATACCCTTTAACTCTGCCATGTTCGTCATACTCTTGTTCAATGCCAAAGGCCGCACCGGGTAGGTTCTTTAGAGCCGAGGATCGCTCGGCGGCGGATAAAGGGGTAAGGCCGAGCTTTGCGCTCCCTTTGCCCTGCGCCTGGTTCCAACTTTCTAAAATATTTTGTTGTTCTTTGCTCCAATCCTCCATTGCTTTGTTTGCCGGAACATCCGGCGAAAGCCGCCTAACAGTTTTATGGGATAAAATCGGTTCCCCGTAAGGAATAATGCCTGTAGTTCCTTCCGGCACTATGCCGAGAGAGCCGGAAGGTCGGGAATATTTTAATCGTTTTTTTGTAAAATCATTAATCCATGTTTGAACTGACTTTATATATTCTTGATAATCTTCTTTTGTTTTTATTCCTGATAATGGGTCAGCCGTTAATGGAGCAGTTTTTTGGAGCTTTAATGCTTTTTTAATATCTTTTTCAGCTTTATAAATGAAGGTTCGGTCGTCAACAGATAACCTGTTCATTATTTCAGCGTTTGGCAATTCTGGACTTACGGACTTTTGCGCTGGAAGTTTCGGCAACTCCCCGCTAACGTTCTTTTTAACTTCTGGCGTTAAAGCCGGAAGGGTAGCAACAGGCCGATTAACTTTGTTGGCTAAGGCTTCTTTGTAAGCGGCGGCTTCATTTCTTGGCGGTAAAGCCTTAGGCGCAACCTTAGCAACCTTTGCTTGGCCTGCTTGCCAAGTCTTAAACGCTTTGGCCTCGACTTCCGATAACGTCTGACCAGCCTTTGCTTTAGCAATAGCAGACGTTAGCGCAACATCGGCAGAAACTACTTGCTTTGCCGCCCTTGCTAGAAGAACTGGGGCATTCATTCCAGGGGGAGCAATAAGCCACATGGCGGGATCTTGGGCCATTTTGCTTAGCTTTTGGAGGGGATTGGCCTCACGAAATTCTTTCTTCGTACTAAATGGGGTAACACCCCCCGATTCTGGCAAGGTTTTTTCAAACCGCTCAAAACTACTGCGATCAATGGCCGCTTGAACCATGCTTTCCCCTACATCAACGCCTAGTTTTTCAGCAGGACTTACAACGTCAAGATACGTTTTATAAGCCTTTTTCACGGGGCGGATGACGTCTTTAACGGCATTTATAGCGGTATCAATAAAAGAAGGGTCAGCTGTTTCTGTTGGGAGGGCTTTTGCCGTTGGAGTTGTTGCTATTGCGTCTTTTCTTAAAGAAGGGGGAACCCATTTCCCAGTAGATTTTACTGGCACGTCAACAACTTCTGTCTGATTTTTCTCTCTTAAAGAAGGGGGAACCCATGCCATTTTTAATCTCCTTTACTTCAAAACTATAGGAGCAATCGATTCTTTGAACTTACTCATTACCCAGTTAAATTCTTGCGGCGAATATCGTTGTTGCATTTCCGCCTTATCCTCTGCGGTTGGGGCTTTTCCTGCTACCATGTAACCGTTTACAATTTCAAAAAGTTCTTGTGATGGTTTAAAAGTAGTCGATGTGGTTTTTTTAGGAATAGGAGCAAGTTTAACCGACGCCCCGCTTTTCCCTAGGGTATACGTTGGCTGTAGCCCGCTAGGAATAGATAACCCCTGAACGTCTGCCAAGGTCAACCCCGGCTTTCCATAGTTTATTTCTCCCCTTTTAGCAGTAGAAGGAATAAGCCCAAAGTCTTTCATTTTGTCCAATTCAAACTTGTCCATTGATGGAGCAACTCCGGCTTTAAAGCCAGCCAGTCCCGCCTCTTCCGGAGTCTTTGCTTCTGCCCCTTTTGTTACTCCTTCAAGAGCCGCCATGATTGTAGAAGCTGTAGGTTTTGTTAGATTTGCGCCAATGGCCGCGGGAAGGCCTATATCCGCCGTTGCGCCTACGCCTGCCGCTGTGGCGGGGCCAGCCGCCGCTACTGTCGTTCCGCCTGGCAATATGGCGGGGAGAACCCCGCTGGTTAAATATGCGGCAACGCCTGCCGGGATGGCCTTAGTTCCAAAATCCAGCAACCTCTCTCCCAACTGTCCCTTCTTTGTTTCCTCGTTTATAATTGCTTGTTTGCGCTCGTTTTCTTTTAGCTGGTCTAATCTGGTCCTTAAATCTTGTAGGCTCATTTCCTCCTCCTTAATATCCGTATTTTTTGAGCGGAGCGGCTTTTTGAGCTACTGCACTTATTTGGTTTATGTCATTAAAATTAATTGAATTAGGCAAGCTGGCCAAAAAGTTGCCAATATCAACGAACTTTTGCATTTCAGCCTCATTTTGAAACGATTCGGTCGTCGCTTCATTCAGCAGAACATCAAAATCGCTCCATATTTTATTGAGCGTGTCCCCAAACCCTCCATATCCATGCAAATTTCCAAGCGTATCGCTAAGCGATTTTAGTTTTGTTGTCGACATTTTACCTTCAACGGCATTAATTTGGTCAGCATATTTTAAGTTAATCAATTTCCCTGCCGAACCTGTTGGTAGGGTCTTATATATTTTCCCAGTTGTCCCGTAATACTGGTTAGCTAACGCGTTATACTGGTCAACGCTTGCCTGGTCCCCAGCCTCTACTTTCTGCTCAAGTGCCGCCATTTGTCCCTGTATAGCCGCTTTTCCTGTTTCGCTAGTTGTGGCAGCTCCACCCGCCCAATCGATTGCGGCTGCCGTTAATCCCGGTGTCGCTGGGATAGGTGCAGTTGGGGTAGGTGCAGTTGGGGTAGGTGCCGTTGTTGCCGTTCCCCCATATTGTTGGTTCATAAGCTGATTGTACCGAGCAATTGCGCCAGCATTTCCAGCCTGGACCAACGGCAATAACGCCGCCAGCTCATCTTTAACTTTTTGTTTGGCGTCGGCTGTTGCCGTTCTCGCTTGCTCAATATCAAACTGCGCTAGGGCTTGCGTTGCAGGCTTTAGGACATTTTCCTGAATAGTGGCCGACCGTCGACCAGTCATATACGGAGATACTTGCGATGTAGCGGTATTTATCCCCTCTGTTATTTGCGGACCTAAAGCTTTTTGAAAAGTATTTCTAGCTGTCACATCAGGCGTCGCGCCTGTTAATGATGTTGGAGCCGTTGTCGTAACGGCTGGTTGGGTTAACGCCGTTTGAAAAAGGGACGAAGGCTGTTGCGCCGTTTGTTGCGCCGTTTGCTGCGCCGTTTGCTGCGCCGTTTGCTGCGCCGTTTGCTGCGCAGCCTTTATCGCCGCTTGCTGTTGTTCACCAATTGTTAAACCATGCGACCCCACTGTTGTTCCAGTTTGTGGGGCTATCGCAGAAGAAAAAGCGGCTGATCCGGGCGTTTTTGCTTGTTGCATTCCCACCAATGACGCATTAAGTGCCTGCCAAGCCAAGTCATCAGGTTTTTTTTTCGTCGATGGATTTTGACTAACCATACTAACCATTATTATGTTCCCCCTTTTACTGTATATTTATACCTGATTGATCTCAAGTTAGCCGCACCTTCTGTGGCTTTTTGTGTAAACCTAATCTTGAATTCTTTTGCTGTATAATTAGGCAAGAATGTAAAAGTTTTGTTTGCGTTAGTAATAGAATTATTAAAGGGCCCAAAAGTCATTTTTTTGGTCGTCGTAGAAGTTTGTGACGATCCGGGATCGGTCGATGAAACCTCTAGTGTAACATAGGACCCGCTTAACGGATTGTCCATAATCCCAAAAAGTTCTATTTTATCAAGTTGCTTGTCTTTGCTAAGGTCTTTCCCGCTAAGATAGAATTCCGCTATCGCTTCTTGGGTCGTTGATCCGGTTTGATCTTGGGTGTAGACCTGGCCGGTGTTATAGCCATAATATAATTGTGGCTCTTGCCCAACTATATCCCTTACTAGCATTGAGGTGGGATAAAGGCCTGTCCAGCGAGTCCATGTGTCGTTAGCGTAATTGTAGGCATAAACATAGCTATTGAATCCCAGGGCTAGTGGCACGGCCAGCAAATAAGTATCTTTAGTGGGCAGCACGACGCCTTGAGGCATTAGGGAGGCTAAGCCAGAATACCAGGAGGACGAATCCCGATAGCTAGCAAACTTCTTGGCTTCTTCCCTTATGTTCCCACTCCTTAACTGAATATTTAAGCCGTTAATATTATAAACACCAGCTCCACTAAAGAATAGTGATCCAGCTCCTTTAGGAAGCTGGGCGATTGATTTTGAACTGCCGATAGTAATTCCTGGAATAGACGTAACAAAGTCTATCCCTAATCCATCAGTTGTTTCGCCTGTATAGCGATAGTAATGAAGAGAGTCAGGATTTCTGGCTCCCACAACTAAATACCCGCCGGTCGACAATAAGCCGCAAACCTGGCCAGGAACCTTAAAAGTATTGTCCGTCGGGAAAAGCTCCGGCTTGAACCTCCGAGAATATATTATGGTTGAAGAATCGGAGTCTTCGCTGATGAGGGAATAATTAAGGCTTTTGCCACTTTCGGTTGTCCCTGTTTTGACGGTAAAGGACCATGTGGGAACATTTACGCCGCTATCGAAGGCCGAAAAATTGAACGATCCGCCAGTTTCTGCGGTAATCAATATGCCATTGGTCCAGGTTAAGGGTTCCCAGCTGGAAACAATAGTTGTGACTTCAAAAGTCACCCATCCCTCGTTAGACGGCAGAATGACAGAGCTAGCACCCAGGGTAGAATAATCTAGTTCCGGCCGATTTGCGCCCGCTGTATACCATGGATAGACTTCAGCATAATTGTTCCAGGACGACCGTTCCATAAGGAAGAAGGTCCCACTATTAGGCAAACATTGCAAAGCCTTGACTTCGCCTGTTACACCGGTTGACGTTTTATAGATTTTCAATTTAACGTTTTCCCATGCTTGGCCTTTTGGAGCTCCAGCTAATTGTGGATTCACCCACCAGTAAGAAGTAAACGATTGGACTATCGTCTTCCTTGGAGTTGTTCCATTGACATTAAAGGCGGCTTCATTTTGTTGAGAAAAGGCCGTCGGATCATCTGATTTTATATAAGTATCGGGGTTATAATTGAAATTAGAATTCAAGTCGACTTCTTTTTCTATTGTCGTGCTTCCAGTATTCCAGCCAGAAAGAAAACCAGAAGAGGAATGAGTATAGCCGCTTTCTCCTCCGGTTGTTATGCTCAAATATACGGGCGAGTCGGAAGACGTTTCCCTTTCGATCGTCATATAATAATCATTACCCACCGTTAACGCTACATACCCCAGATCAATATAAACATCTGAAAGATTGTCCGGTAATTCGCTAATCGGTTTAGATATTGACGCTAAAGAAAAGGAAGAGGCTACCGACTCTTTTATTTTAACAATCAAATTGCCGTGAGGCGCCACATTAAACGAAGAATAAGAAGATTCCAGCTGATAGAGAGCTAGTCGCACTTTCGTAATGTTATTTGTTGTCGCCGTAAACTTCTGATAGGCTCCTTTTGCCAATAATAAAACATACCCTTCTGTCGATGTCGTCGTGGAACTCGCTATTGTTTCTTCGTCAATATTCGTATACCCCAGCACTATATGTCCTTCGTACTCCGTCACATGCTTGCTATTGACAACGTTGTTGCTTCTGATCGCATTATTCGCCACAACGGTTGAAAGCACCCACGGAGTCGAAAGCGTTAAGTTTGTCCCTTCCTTGCTGACAACTTCTACCCAGCTAGTGTCGGCCGCTTCCGAAGTCGAAGTGATATACATTCCCACCTCAATCGATCCGGCAGAGGTCGCGTCTCCCGTCGCTATTGATGAATTTTTTGTAAACGTAACGGACCCTGAAAGGACAGTGTAATCCGCCTGATTTTGCATATTAAACAAACCCTTGGTTAGATACTTTTTATTGCTATCCCTGCCGTTACAAAGATAAAGCCTTGTAACGTTTGGATCTCCATATAAATACCCTTCCCAAGGATTATCGCTAAAGCCGTTGGACAAAAGCGTCCAGCTTGATCCGCTGGACTTATACAATCCGGTAGTATTGGCCATAATGATTAGGCTATCGCCAGAGGGGGAGTTGAAGTTAAACAAACCTCTGATCGAACCGCCGGGATCGTCAAGATAAGGCGTTTCCCCTGGCCTAACCGACATGGCCGAAAATCGGGGACTCTCTTCTGATTTTGAATCAAGAATGTAATTATCGCAAACCTGCATATCAACTAATTCTCGATAGTGAGTAGGGGGGAGCGTCTTTAATCCACCCCAGCCAACGTAGACCTGTTCCACGTTTCCGGGCGGCAGAAATACGCTGCTTAAAATAGCAAAAAACGAGCCAATCAATCCAGCAACTAAATTCATTGATTGCCTCCCATCATAAATCTGCCCATTAAATAAAGAATTCCTACCCCAATAATAATAAGGGCGAAGATTTCTCCTTTACTTTCAGTCATCTAACGATACCCGTATCTCATTCGCGCAACCATGCCAGCCGTTAAACTCCAAAACTTAAAAGTCGTGTTAATCGGATAAGCATTGTCGTCGTGATAAGTGGACCCAGAAGCTATTTTATACGACGCTTCGGTAGTGGAACCGTCTTTAGACCAACATAAATCTCCGCCATCAGCGTAAAGATCGAAATATACAACCGATCCAGCGTCTAAGGTCATTTCATAAGTTTGGGTTGTGCCATAAATTGTAATAGTCGTGTTCTTCCAGTCGGTTGTTCCAAGTTCTGAATTTTTAGGAACATAATTGGCAAAGACTGGAACCGCTAGAAACAAAAATAAAACCAATAACCATAATCTTTTCATATTTCCCTCCTAATAAATTGTTGGATCGCTCGGCCAACCGCCACCAGCCATTGGGTTCAACTCCAGTCCGTTACTTGAGCCACGCATAAACTGATACTTTCTGTTGATGATCTGCGACTCGGATTTTTTAACCTGATCCATTAAGTCGTTAAAATCCTGTTTAAGTTCAGCATAAGTATTCGCGTCCTTAATGCCGTTTGTCTTTTGCCATTGAACCACCACCCCGGCCTTTAGAATGTCGTCGCTAAACATCTCCGGGATAGAGTAGTCATAGTCATAATCATTGACTAAGGGCGGCGGGAAAATAATCCCAACGCCATGAAGATAGCGATCATCAACGTCGGGAACCCAGCGAAAGATCATGGTCCAAGTGTTCTTTATTAGCTCAAGACTATCTGTGATAGCTCCACCAACGACGGCGGTATCTAAAACTAGCGTTGTCGTTCCGGCCAAATAAACAGAAGAGCTAACCCGTTGTCCGATGTTCCTAGTCGAGTTAAATATCGTCCAGCCATTATAATATCCGTCATATATACCCGTTAATCCCGTCGCAGATACTTGATCGTCGGCTACTGCGGTAGGGGTCACAACCGTTTCTCGCGTTACCTGACTTTGAGTTTTAGCGTACAAGAGCGGGTCGCCTTCGTATTTAGTCGGGTCGGCGTACTGAAGCCATAAGTCTTTTAACTTTATCTCCCATATCGGACGCCCTGGATTGTTAATATCTACAATGCCGATAATCTTCAATAACTCCGCCGGGGCTTCGTAGGTATCCTGATAGATATTATAAGTGGCGACCGTTTCAGTCGCTCCCGCAAACGGGCGATCTATATTGATATGCGTTCCGTCGATATACGCTTCAACCGTGTAAACATTAGCGTCGCTACCGATCTGTATTTTTCTTCCCTCCATGTCCGCAGTAAAGACGGTTAGCGTCCCCGTAACAGCGACCGCATCATGGACAATAGCCAGCGTGCCGGTGGAATAAAACGGTAGCAACCTGATATAGAATGGCTTAGTTAGAGACGACAATTCGGCGTCATATGCTATCTGTCGCCTTAGCGTATTCAGCATATCAAGCAACTGGGTCTTGCTATCCGCTGGGATAGTGTCGCTATAGGAAGGGATTATTTTAGCGTCGTAAGCGATCTGTTTAAGTAGTTCGCTTAGTTGGGTTCGCATTGTTTAACTTCCTTTTGGCCGTCCTCTTTTTTTAGGTTCGGTCAATTCTGACGTTTCAGGCTCGGCTTTGTCTACGTCTGGCGGGATTGAAGCTATTTCTTGCTTATTGGCTTCTAGTTGTTTTCTGGCGACAATGCTCTCTAAGGCCGCATTCTTATGAGACTTTTCGATTTGAATGCCAGGGAACAGGTTATCGAGTTCTTCCTCTAGCAATATCGCCATTTCTTCTTTATTTTCCGCTCCGTCAAAGCCTTCGCAGTCTTCATACTCGGCGACACACTTAGGCAATACGCCTTTTCCCCTAACGATTGCCGCCCCAACCAGCCGCATGAAATACGTTCTCTTTTCAGATGGTTTATATTCTTTTTCTAAAACTGGATAGGCTTTAATAGCTCGTAATCCAGCCTCTTTTCTCACGGCGTTGTCTTCAGCAATGATTTCCTTGACGGTTAAACTATCGCCCTTGGTCTTTCTCGCCAGTCTATTAAGGGCTTCGATCAAACAATCATTAGGTGTATGGTGCTTTTCATTTATAATCATTTTATTTTTCCTTTATTTTTGTTTGGCGGGGAGAGTTTCCCCTCCCCGCCGTTATCAAACTAGTCCTTAATAAAAATCTTCATCCAAACAGGCTTGGTCGTAAAGTCACGAGCTTCCATGGCTTTCGGCCACCGGGTCGTAACTTCCCAGCTAGCAGTCCCATCAACAGCCGCGCCTTTCCGGCGCAGATGTCGACCACCAGCTTCATTCGTAGTTACGTTATAAACCGTACCCATAAGAATGTCGCCAATGCTAACGGTTTCCCAGCTAACCAAGGCAACGGTTACCCCGGCAATCTGAATCCAACCCATTGCTCCGGGATCAACGGACCCATCACCATTGATGTCGCAATACCATTGACCGGCATATGCCTCAAATGAGCCAGATGTTCCATAGCGATTAACATGATAGTCAGTCGCTTCAGTAATGTCATAGAAAGCTGGCTCACCACGAAACGCCTTCTGGGTTTCGTTATTGTTGAGAACATACTTGAAAGTTGCTCCCCCGATCTGGCTCTTAGCCCCTAAGACCTGGGTAGAACTTAACAGTTGCTTAAAAACACCAGCGGCGGGTTTTTCTGACTCCGAAGACGCCACCGGATAAGCAACGGCAACGCTTGCAATCATTGCAGAAAGAAGCAAAGCTAAAAAATATTTTTTCATTGGTTTTTACCTCCTTTGATTAAGCAGTCGTAAATCCGTAAATCTTCCCGTTCGACTTACGGGTTAAGAACACGATATTACCTCTCCAGGTAAACTTCGCCGATTTGAACTGTTCGCCAACCGGCTCGATAAATTCCCCGATTCTCATATTGCAACCCTTAACGGTAGCAAGTTTGATCTTCGAGGTGTTAACCGCAAAGGCCGAACCAGCGGGGCAATTAGCGTCAGGAATGATATACCGGCCAGAATAACGAATGCCTTCAAACCCAGCAAGCCTAGTCCCTTTATCATCAAGCGGATTATAAAGCTCACGAGCTTTAACAATAGCCTTGAACCGCCCGAAGCTGGTGTTATCCATGATAACCAAGTCGGCCATATTGCCGTTGAAATTGGTTTCCATGAACATCGTTTCGAAGTACGCTTCGGCGTTAGTCGCAAAACTATCTGTGCCAGCGTTCCTAGAATACGTCCGCCAGTTCGCTTCGGTAACCTGGGAAATGCCAGCGACCGATCCGGTCGTCGCACTATCTGGGATCCAGTACCGCAAGCCCCAAAGGGTCTTAGCCGCAAATTCCGTACCAAGCGCAAACATGGCAACATTCATCTTGTTGGTAACGGTGTCTTTAGCCTGGATAATGGCGGTAGAGAGCAAGTCCTGAATTTTATCCGGGTTCTGGGTATTCAGGTCAAGATCCCGCTGAAACAGCGGGATAGTACCGACCAAGTTCTGGATCGCAACCCGTGGCCTGTCCCCCAAGTCGATGGCAGTATTGCCCAACGCTTCCGTGGCGTCCCTCCAGGTAATATTGTCATTCTCTTTCAGAAGGACAAAATTCTCAAAATACCCATTACCAACATCTGCTGACTCTACCAAAGCCGGAACGACCTTAGACTTGGTATCGCCTTCGTATTTCCCAGCAATCAAATTGTAGAAAACACCGGAACCGATAAGAGCATGTTGGATTGCCTTATCGAATATACCGGGCCTCGATACTTCTTCAAGTACCGAGCTGTTATAGTTAGCCATAAATTAACTCCTTTTAGTTAAATTTTGAACGATCCCTTTCACGATCTGGTTGATATCCGTTTCATCAGCTAAATTCGCTTCGTTCCCTGCGGCCGCCTTGTTGGGGAGCGGTAAGTTAGGCTTTTTATTCTGCTCTTTGGCGATATTGGCTTTAACTCGTTCCGCAAACTTATCGGGGTGTAAGGCATTCCAAGCCATCTCTTTCGATAAGCCGGCGTCTACAAGCGCAGCCCATTGCTTTAGAACTTGCGGCTGTGGAGCATAGGGGTTAAGCTTTAGTTGGCTTTGGTAATCGTCACAAAGACTTCTAAAATCTTCGTTCCCTTTCTCTCCAGCCCATTTAATAATTTCCTCTCGTGCTTTGCTAACTTCTTGCTCTTGGGCCGTCTTTTGGGAATTAAGGTCTTTTTCCTCGTAACTTTTCAACCTTGACTCCAAGTCCGCAAACTTCTTAGCAAGAGCCGGGGACAATTGGTCTGGATCAGCAAATTCGTCAATAACGGGCGCAATATCGTCAACCTTCTCGCCCGTTAGAACCGCCAGGGCCTTTTCCCAATTAGGATTAGCCATTACCTGTTCAGTCCAAGTGCGATACTCAACCAACCCTTTTACCTGCTCCGACAAAGACTGTATTTTGTTCTCGGCGTTGACAAACGACTTAGCCATTTCGGGAACAGCTTCATCTTTGGTCAATTCTTTTCCCAACTTCTTTGATAACCCTGCCATTGCCTGTTCGACAAATGGGTCTACCGTTTCCTCTGGCTTTAGGTCTTGGCTTAGAGCGGCTGACGTTTCGCCGGGATTCCCGGATACTTCGGCTTCCGCTTTCGGCTGTTCCTCTGCCTGGACTGTTGTGACTTCGCCTGATACCGCTTGAACCATTGCATTCACGTCTGCTTGTGCTTTCTCGTCCATTTCGTACTCCTTTTTGCCCGGTGGCTATTGCCCTTAGGGCTTATCAGGTGTGGCTATTGCCCTTTCCTGATTTTTCTTCCTATCTCGTTCATCTTGTTGCCAATATCACCATGAAAGCTTTCGCCTTCGCTTAACGCTTGCTCCATTGGCCCGGCTTTGCCTGAATAAGTATCACAAGTTGCCCCATCAGCAATATTGATTTCTTCTTCAGTGCAAACGCCTTTCTGGTTGTATTCACAATCTTTCATGCCGCACTTAACCAGGCATGAGCCAGATGGCTGTTCGGCTGGCAAATTCTCCGCTTGTTTTGGTAGCATTATTTCCCCCCTTTTTGTTCTATCCAGGGACCTATCCCCCCACGCTGATGATTTTATGGTCCATTTCGGCCATTAAGTTGTTATCAATCCTACGCTTATTGGCCTCTTGCTTGGCGGCGTCTTTAAGTGCCACCACTTCATTGGCATTCTCCCAGAGATGATCCATCGTTGGTTTTCTCAAGGCTTCGCCTATCTTAACGCTCCGCCCCTGAATAGACTTATAAACACCTGTCTTGCCAGTCGCTCGCCTTAGAACGATCTCGCCATCTACTAAGGCATACTCAAACCAGCTGTAGAATTGCTTCCTTGCCGCTTCCTTCATCGCTGTTAAGGCGTTATGTCCAAAACCAGAGAGGAATGAGCTTAAAGCCCTAAACGGCTCTGTAATGGCACGGTAGGCCACAAAGAACGAATGCTCAATCGGGGTTAGCATTGTTTCTCTATATGCCATTGGCCGCCACCATTTCATTGGCCGCTATGTTTAACGGCTGTTGAGGTCTAAGGCCAAGGCTCTCCTGCCCTTGTGCCTCTGGGGTTTGGACTGGTTGCGCTTGCGGAAGATTGATCCCCGCCTGTTGGATTAGTGCCATGATCTGCGGGTCGGCTAGGTTTTGCGGCTCGATCTTCATCGACACCGATAGTTTAATTTCCGGCTTGGGCGGCGGTGGCGGGGGAAGGTCAACAATGCGCTCTTGGATATTGTTATCGCCAAAGGCGTCATAAACGTCTTTAAGTAACGGCTTAGGGTTCGACATGGGGTCATTCCGCAGTTTGTCGTATTTGTCCATAGCCTGTTTGCGCTGGACTTCTTTATTTTTCGCCAGCATTGTAGACACGTCAAGGTCAAAGTCAAAGTCGCCTTGAATATCAGCCCTTGACCAGGTTTTCCAGATCGCCTTGTTGTTATGGGTGATCTTAACTATCTGCGGCTGGACGGCGTTTTCCTGTAGCAACTGCAACCGCTTACGGTTAACGTCGATTATGAAATTGCTGATCTTAGTCTTTTTCTCGTCAATGCGTAGGTTTTGCTGGTTACCCATCTGAACGATCTCGGTTGCCGACTTCTTTGCTTCCATCGACAATCCCCGCATGTAGTCAGGAATGCCGGAAGTCCGCTCTATAGCCGCATTGAGAAGGTAAATGTAGTTCAGAATGTCGGCAGATACCGTAAAATCAACGACTTGTTTTATCACTTCGCTAAGGTTTAGCGTGTTATTCTTTCGGTCAACGGGGATAACTCTCGCCTCTCCGCCTGTTAAAATATCGCCCAAGAGCTTCTCGATAGCCTGGTCGCAAAGATAAACGCTAGACATGCGCTGTAATAGCTCCGCTAGTTTGCTATGACACCGCATTTTTTCCAGGACTAAATGCTTGATCTGTCTAAAGTCGGGGATAGGCTGGAAGGTGTCGTTCTGCTGGTTGAACATCAAGATCGTGGTAGGGAAGCCTTCCATTGCCCACGGCCAGTTAACAACCTTGATCGGACCATCACTCTTCTCATCAGCAACCCAGAACACCTTGCCTAGATTCCTATTCCAAACCGCCTTGATGTCATTCCGTTTGAACGATAAATCCTGATTATTGGGGTCTTGGTCCACCTTGCTGTAGCCAAGCGGAAGGTTTGCGCCGTTAAAGCTAGTACCGAAAATGCGATTGACGTATTCAGTCGGCAGTCGGTAATTGATATAAACAAAGCGAGCGTCTTTAAGCGTTGGATCGGTGCATTCTGGGTCAACACCAAAGTTAAACGGACTGACGTATTGAGAGATTAAGGCGTCAACCTTGGTCGTGTCCTTGGACTGCAACTGTTCTCCGGGAATGGCTTCGCCGTTGGCTTGCTTCAACGCCAGAACTCTTTCAGTCGCTAATTGATTGGCTTTTTGGTCAAAGGGAACGGCTTTCTCCCATTGAATGCTCATGTCGGTTTCGCCACGTTCGTAAGCCCAGCCGGAGAAATGAACGCCAAACCCGCATACATAGGCGTCGTCGATAATCTTGGAGAACATCTTCTCATCGTCAAGAGCTTTGGGGGAGCTGTAGTAATTCAATACGCCTTCGACTAACTTCGAAGTTTCAGCGGGGTCTTGTTCTTTTTTGGTCGGTTGGTTTGTTTGCGGGTCAAGGTATTCAGTTTCATACCGCTCATTGGCTGGATTGACGGCCAATTCTGGCCGCTTGAAATATAGCGTGGGAAGGACAACGGACTTGTTGACCCAGAACTCATTCACCGGCAGGTGGTTGGTAAAGGTTATACCAATATCTTTTTTTGTGAACCTACCCGCCACCCACCGGCGGTATGTTTCCATCTCGTCATAGAGGCTTTCGACTGCGTACTTTAGCGGCTTCTGGAAATACTTTTCAGCGTTCTGAACGTCCTTTTTTACTTGGGAAAATTCGTTATCCAATTAAAGCCCCCTGTTTTCGCCGTTGTCTTTTTTCCATCTCGTCGTACCAGGAAATAGTAAATTCTGCCGGAGCTTTGACTGGCTCTTTAGCGGCAGAGAACCAAGTAGCGACGGCATAGCGCAAGGCGCAAACCTCGTCATCTTTGATCATAACTGGCTTTTCCTTGTCGCCAGCCGCCCAGCGGTAGCGTTCAATGCCAGCGATCAACTGTTCACACCGGGCAAAAATTTTCAGTTTGCCGGTGATTAACATCTGCTTGATAAGAGAAATTCCACCGGCTACCTGGTTGCTGGCGATGATAGGTTGAAGCCCTTCTTCCGAAAACTGATCGAACACGGAATAGCGAACGCCATTTCTGAATTGGTCTTTAGCCAGGGTATCAGGTGGGAGATAGAGGTCGTAGGACTGCCCCTTCATTTTGTCTTTTATCAAGTTGGTGTAATGGTTTGCTGGCTTATCGTTGCTAACGTATTCGTCGTAGACGTAGAAATTGCCGTCATAATCAACGGCGCAGAACATAATGGCCGTGTTATGGGACAATCCCCAGTCAAGGCCGATGATATACGACCAGGACGGCAACAGTCGAGGCTCTTGGCCGCGCTCAATAAAGTTGCGGGAGCGGTCAAACTCGGTGTATATTTGGCCTTTGTAAGAGAGCGGCTGACATTCAAACTCTTGTGAGTATTCTTCCGGGGTCATCTTGGCTTTAAGGCGAGCGAGTTCATCGGCTGGAATGACGCCGCTGGTAGACGCTGGAAAGGTGTAAGACTTTTCAGCTGTCTGATGGTCAACGTAAGCGTGGTTCTTCCCCTGGTAAGTGGTGGACTTGAACGACCAACCTTTGCGATCAGCAAGCGACGGAAGAATGATTGACGTGTAGATTGAGGGGTCATTGAAGTATGCCCATTCGTCCAGGACCGCGCCGTCATCGCCCGATCCTCGGAGTGAGTCGGGGTAATTGCCGCCACGCACTCGAATTACCGAGCCGTTAGAGAACTCGACCCGCATGTCGGTATCATTGCATTTACCGCCAATGCCTTCGCAGATTTCTTTGAGGCTTGGCCAAACCATTGTCCTGGCCTGTTCTCTGGTGGGGTAGATGATCTTGTACTTTGTTTTGGGGTGAGTTAATGCTCCAGCACGATGAGTGCGACCGAATAGACAGCGATTGATCCCGGCGTAAGTCTTGGCCCAGCGACGATGTGCCACGACTGAAATATCACGGCTATCATCGGCTATTAATGGTTTAATTCTTTTCGGCAATGTTACCGTCTTTTTATTTGTCATACTTCACCGTAATTTCAAACGCTCCGCCATTCTTCCCGGCCAATTCTAGTTTTTCGTTGGGGTAAAATCCTTGTAACTTTATGGCACTATCGATAAATTTATGGCGAGCGTTCCAGTCGGCAACTTCAATAAAATCACACGTCGTCCCGTTGGCTTCCTTGTCGGTATTTACCGCAGAGATTGTCCGCATAGCCTTTGTCCCAGCAATTATGTCCTCGACGATATCGGGGATTGTGTAGCCAGCTGAAACAAACGCTTCCCTAAAAGCGGCGGTATGGTTTTGCACAGTTTCTGAAGCAGAGGCACGAGGTGATTTATAGCCTGCAGTTTTAGCCGCCTGGACAAGAGTATCGCCGAGAGCAATGCGCTCAAAAAATATCCGTTGCTTTTTTGACAGCGTAATATCTTGTGGTTCTTTCTTCGCCATGTGCTACCTTACGGTGTCGGGAAGGGGGCTGTCAAGTAGTTTATCCCCCTTGCCAAAAATAATACCCCACTGGCATGCGCTAGGAGAGGTGTTTAGGGGTCACCTGGTTTAGCATGGGAGAAATTACGAATGATTTTCTGCGAGCCATAACTCTATCAATCGTTTTTCTGGGAAGAGGTCGCTGATAGAAAGGCCTTCAAGCCCTTTGAGCGTGCCTTGGTCGTAGAGCCGCAGTCTTTCGATCAATGGGAGTTCGAGCCAAAGGGCGCGGAGTTTCGCCACTTGCATAAATTACTCTACCTCAATAAAAAGGCCAATAGGAGAATAGACGTTTTCTATCATACTTATTGTATAAGCATCTGGCAAAGGCGGCCTTTCTTTTTTTGGCCGTAAAAATATCAAAGAAGGGAAATAAAGGCCTGTTTTTATTAGCCTATAGAAAAACGGCTCAAGGCTTTTCCCATATACAACGATCTTTTTGTCATTAAGCAATAAAACGGTCTTAATAATCTGATCAAGATTGGCTTCTACTATTAACATTAAAACTCCCCCTCTTTTTTGTTTCCGTCAAGTTTTCGTAAAGGCTCTTTTGGTTTGATTTGGATACGTTTGCCGCGCTTAACCTGTTTTTTAATAAAAAACCTTCTGAAAGAAGAGTTCGGGAAAAATACCCCCTTCCTTCTTTCTTTTTACCAAACTGCCACAATTATGCCCTTTTGTTGGCACTTTGCCCTGTGGATAAGTGGACAAGTGTATCTCTTATTTTATATATATTATATAGTATATATATACATATTATATTATAAGACAGGGAAAAACTAAGTTCGGGAAATGACCCCGAACTTACCCGAACTTAAGCCCTCCGTTTTTGTTAAGTTCGGGTTTTTTTCTACAATTCCCGAACTTAACGAATTACAAAGAAACGACCCATCGGCCGCCTCTTTCTCCTAGCTCCTTAACTTCAACCTGCCCGGACTGGGCAAGGGTTGAAACTATCTCTTCAGTTTGCCTGGCCGATAATTCCATGTTTTTCATTAAATTTTTATAAGAGACCCCTTCTTTATTCTTTTTAATGGCTTTTAGAACCCTTTTCAAATCTTTGCCAAATTTTGTCGTAGATATATCATTTGTCATTATTTTGGCTATTTGAGCTATTAACCATTCAACAATCTCTATCGCTTTGACCATTGATTGAGCCGAAATAGTCAAAGACTTTTCTATTATTAAAGAGTTTAACATTGCTATTTTTATGGTATATGTTTGCAATCTAACCATAAAAGCGGCTAAGCTGGGGTGTGTTTCTTTAATTTTCGCGTCTTGTTCGTTATACCATTGGATCCAAACGTCTTTTGCTTCATTGGAAAGAATTAGTTCCCCTTCTATCGAATTAAGGTCTTTTAGCCATGACAGCAACTTTGTAATTTCTTTTGCTTCCAAAGGCGCCGGGATTGGCATAGACTTATCTTTTTCAAACGCCGGGACATAAATAAACCTAGCCAGGAAACCCCCTTCGACGTCGCCTTCTTTGATTTCGCTAACAAACCACTCCAAAGTGGTACAAGCCAAAATAGAAATACACGGGTTTGTTATTTCAATTTCTCCTGCGCCCTTGGTGGATCTGATATAGGTTTCCGGGGAGTCGTAAATTTCAGTCAGAAACGCCTTTGCGTTGCTGTTGTAGTCCTTGTTAAGAATGGCTAAAAGCGTTTTTAATTCATAATGAATAAAAGCGGCCTGGGGATAGCGGCCAAGCGTATCAATTAAGGCTTCAATGGTAAAATCAGCCGGGAGTATTTTAGTCCCGGATTTTTTTAGTATTTTGTCGGTTATTGCCAAAGCCGTTGATTTTCTAAAAGAAGAAGAAGGCGCCAAGGTAACCAAATAGAAGTTAGGATAAATTATGTTGGCGCCCCACCTAACCCAACACCGTTTCCTAAGATAAGCGCCGACTAAAGCGTAAGCCAGAAAAAAATGAAATTCATGAGGGGCGTCCGTTACTTCTTCAGCAATTCGGATATATTCCGTAATAAAGTTTTCTTCTTCAAATTCCGTTGTCAAACGTCCCCTTGCTATTTTTTCCGCCTTTTCAACAAGTTTTTTAACGTCAATCCCTTCTGCCATATATTCGTTTATATCTTTTGGGGTCATTTTTTCTCCTTTAGGTTTTGCCAGTTTTTTACTTCCTGCAAACTTAAAACCTTTACTTCTCCTTTTAGCCTCTTTGACAGCTTTTCTGCCCCCATTTGCCCCGCCTTATCGTTGTCGTAGACAACCACTATCTCTTTTTTGTCCAGAAATTTGTTCCAATCGTCATTCCACCCCATTGCGCCTAACGGGTTGGCAACTGAAAAACAACCCGCTTGCCAAAGCCCAAGACAATCAATTTCCCCCTCTGTTATATAAACTTTCTGTTCTTTTAAGACGTTTTGAATGTTAAAAAGACAAAGATCGGCGCCTTTAGTGCGCCACATCATCTTATCTCTTGGCGGAATTGCCCGGTATTTATAGCCGACGAGCAAGCCATGTTCGTTAAAAAAAGGAAATTGAAGATTGCCCTGGAGGTCTAGTCCTATCTGAAAAAACTCGATAGTTTCGGGCTTTATTCGGCGAACAACTTTAATATAATAATAGGCACACTCATTCTCTTTAAGCCGCTCTACTCCATAGGCCGGGTCTTCCAGCAACTCCTCCCGGACGCCTGGTTTAATAATTCTGAACCGAAGAGGGTCGCTAACGGTTTTGCCGTCAAAATAACTGTAGATAAAAGAGCATTTCTTGAAGTATTTATTTTCTGGGAGAGGATCACGAGGGGCAAAGGTCGGGGGAAGTGGGCCGAGTCCAAGTCTTGCTATCTGCCCTTTTTCTCCGCAAGCGTGGCAAACGAAAACCCCTTTTCCTTTATTAACGTAACAGTGATACCGTTTTCCGCAAAAAGGGCAAACCTCTAAGATCGTTTCGTCTCCCCTCTGTCTGTCAGTCGCTTGCCGCCGGTCAAGAGATTGCCAATGACTATTGTCAAAGTTTTTCTCCATAAAATGCCGCCGCATAAATCCTCCCTTAGAAAGCAGTACGCCCCGGGGTCTAACTCATGGAGCTAGTCCTGGGGCGCACCTAACCCACGGCGAAAACAACATTGCGTGAAGCAAACTCCGTGGGCTTTTTTTGTTGATGAAAAGATTGACAGATTGCAATGTTGTATTTTCACAGTCGCATTGTATCATTCTAAAACTCGATTGTAAAGTATCTATTTACTAATTGTAAACCACCTACTTCCCTTGACAAGCCTATGCTAATAATGCTAATATCTGCAAGCAATGAAATGCTACGAGCCTCGTATCTGTAAGCATTGCATAAAACAAAGGAGCAAAAATGCCAAACGAAAAAAAGAAAGACACCAGAAAAGGGCAGTCGTTCAAGCCAAATGAAAACGTCCTCGGAATGTCCAAGTGGCTCAAGCAAGCAACCGGATTATCGCTGGTGCGGATTTATGAGAACGCCTTGGAGCTGTACGTCGAGAAAGTTAAAGACGACGGCGGGATTAAATTGAAGGCGGACGCCAATGCTAAGTGAATTTTTGACCAACAACCCTAACGCCACGCCCAATGAAATGCACGAGTATAAGCAATGGTGCGCCAAAGAGTATAAGTTTATCGACGAAGCGATCAAACAACAACAGTCTAAAATAATCCTGTCCGGCAATGTCAATAGTCAGATAATCAACGCCAATAAAGATAACAATTAGACGACAAAAATAACACTTGACAAGTAAAACCACTTCCTGTACAATGTTTATTAGCGATTGAAATACACCCCTGTGGAGGTGATAAAAAATGACCGAGAGCGAAGCGATCAAGATAGCCGAAGAGCAAACAGTAACGGACGAGCTGGACTTAGCCGACATGATTGCTCAATGACCATTACGGCCCTAATGATCGAAAATTAATACCGAGGAGTTGTTAAAAATGATTAATGAATACGTTTCCCAAGTTATTACCTCGATCCTACAGCTAGGAACCATCGCTTTTTTTGTTTGGGCCTTTTTACAATCTACAGACGATAAACAAAATAATACTAAGCCTATCCCCTACGACGAATACCGCAAGCACAAAGTTGAGGACTACGTTCGCTTTGTTTCCCGCATTAACCGAGGGCAACGCTGGCTTGAGTCCTACGCCAGCCGGAGGGTGAATGCTAAATAATAGATTATCAATCGCTAACCATCGCTCCTGGTGGCGTTGGCATAGACTACTTTTAGGCTCAATGACCGTCAAACAAATTATAGACATGGGAGGATTGTCGCTATGACGACAAAAGAAGAGATAAGAGAATTAACTGGGGAAGACCCTGAAGACCTTTTTGGGCCAGATTGGATAAATATAATTGAAGCCCTAGAAGGCTACAAAATAGAGGAGGAGAAAAAATGAAAACATATAAAACACAAGCCGAAGTCGAAGCCGATATAAAAGACGGAGTCTTAGCTATAAAAGAAGATGTAACTTTTGAATGTTCAATTCAAATTAAGGCGTCAATAAAAGTTATGGGGGACATCACCGCCTGGGACATCAACGCCAGGGACATCAACGCCTGGGACATCAACGCCTGGGACATCACCGCCAGGGACATCAACGCCGGGGACATCAACGCCAGGGACATCACCGCCTGGAACATCAACGCCGGGAACATCACCGCCAGGGACATCACCGCCTGGGACATCAACGCCAGGGACATCAACGCCAGGGACATCACCGCCGGGAACATCACCGCCTGGAACATCAACGCCTGGGACATCACCGCCAGGGACATCACCGCCAGGGACATCAACGCCGGGAACATCACCGCCAGGGACATCACCGCCTGGAACATCACCGCCGGGGACATATTATATTATGCGTTTTGCTGCGTATATAAATCCATCGCCTGCTTGTCAATAAAGGCAAAAAGAGAAAAACATCGCGCTCCAATTTGTCTTGATGGTAAATTGAAAATAAAGGATAAAAAATGACCTACTCTAACCAGACCACTCGCATTGACTGGAACAAAGTCGCTCGCCAAGAATTTGAAGGCCTTGACCTTACCCCGGAGCAACTGCTAGAGCGCAACGCTCTTTTGGCGAGGGCGAGGGAACTCGACGAGAAACCGCACAGAATTAAAGAAAAAAGAAGACTGACGGAAAACGAATTAAAAAAATGTTTTGAATTTTTGGAAACTTTTGGACCAGCAGAAAATAAGGAGGTTAATTAAAATGAGGGGAGAAAATTTTAATCCGGCTGGAAAATCTACGTTTACGTGGCCAGAATTATGCGCAGAAAAAGAACGGGAATACGATCGCATAATAGAAGCCAAAGAAAAAGAGAAGAAAAAGGAGGAAAAAAATGACAGATAAAACTATCGCCGACGCTCTTTGCCAAGCCCAGATAAATTTTAAGCCGATCAAAAAAAATTGCTCTAACCCATATTTTGGGAGTCGCTACGCCGACCTGGCCGCAATTATTGAGGCAACCCGCCCGGCCCTTACCGAGCAGGGGATCGCCTGTTATCAGATTATCGTCCCCGATCCTGATTTTGCTGTGATCGATACGGTGTTAGCAAGAGGAGGCCAGGAAATTAGATCGACCATAAAAATTAAACCGGTTAAATCCGACCCGCAGGGGATGGGGTCGGCATTATCCTATGCTAGGCGGTACGCATTGGCCGCTATCCTCGGAGTCGCCGCCGATGACGACGACGACGGCAATCTGGCCTCCGTCCCGCAGAAAAAAGAGCCAATTAAAGAACCCACAATCACCGAAAGCAACGTCAAAAGAGCCGAAAAAATTGCTGAACAGGCCAAGCCAGCCACCACTCCGGTAGCCGACAAAATTGTTGGCGTTTATCTCGACGCAACCGAAAAAAACGGTACCAGCGCACGAGGCCCCTGGGCAAAAACAACCTACATCGTCGAGGTTGAGGGATCGAAACAATTTATTTCCGTTTTCGGCGGCAAGAAAGAGGTCAAAACCGGAGACGTTTTGATTTTTACCGGAGTTTCGAACTCAATGTACGGCCGCACGGCGAGCAAGGTCGAAAAAGAACAGCCGCCGAAAACAGAAGAGTTGGTCGAGAGCCAAGATTCGCCATTTTAAAAAAGGAGATAAAAAAATGAATTATTATCAACAGGGCGACGTTATTCTTAGACAGGCGACAATCCCGGCAGGAGCCAAAAAATCAGAAAGAGTTAGGGGCAATGACTATATCCTGGCCGACGGGGAAGTGTCGGGCCATGCCCACAAAATTAAGGCGGATAAGCATATCGATCTTTTGGAATATGAGGGCAAAATATATCTTAGAGTTAAGACCGCACCTGCCCCGGTTACTCACGAGGAGCACCACGTTATTATCGTCGAGCCGGGAGATTACGAGGTCTATCAGGTTAGAGAGCGGGATCATTTCAATAAAATGACTAGGAAGGTAATGGACTAATGAAAATTGAAAAACTTACCGATGAACAGATAAAAGAAATTCCTTTATTTGTAAAAAAATGGGTTGATATTGGGCTCAATTGCGATCCTGTTGACAAGAAAAAGGCAATAGAAATAAGTGATTTTTATTGCGAAAAAATAGCCAAAAGGAACAAGGCCCCGGTTGTTGTGTTGCCATCTCCTTTATCTGCTTGGTTGGCGGCTTGTATGTTTAGCGACCAGTTTGACGCCCAGGTTTACGACCAGGTTCGCGACCAGGTTCGCGACCAGGTTGCCCAGGTTGCCCAGGTTGGCGACCAGGTTTACAACCAGGTTCGCGACCAGGTTGCCCAGGTTGGCGACCAGGTTCGCGACCAGGTTGACGCCCAGGTTGCCCAGGTTGACGCCCAGGTTGCCCAGGTTGGCGACCAGGTTTACAACCAGGTTCGCGACCAGGTTGCCCAGGTTGACGCCCAGGTTTACAACCAGGTTCGCGACCAGGTTCGCGCCTTTGTTTGGCCGTATATAGATGGTCATTGGTGGTCGGGATATCTTGCGTATATTAGTTATTATGAATATTTAGGATTAAAATTTGTCAATACAGATAAAATAAGGTGGTTTTTATCATTAAAGGACATTGGCTTGTTTTATCCACTGAAAAATATAATTATTATAAGCGATAAGCCAGAAAAAATTATTAAAAATGATTTAGGATTGCATAGCCAAAACGGGCCTGCCGTATTATATCGAGACGGCTTCTGTGTCTACGCGCTTAACGGGATAAGAGTTCCCAAGTGGCTGGTCGAAACGAAAAGCGACGCCCTAAAAGCCGAAGACCTAAAAAGAAAAGAACTCGAGAATGTCGATGTTCGACGCGAATTTATCAGGAAAATAGGGATAGATCGCCTCTGTGAACACGGCAAAGTGTTGGATAGTTGGGGAAATTACGAACTAATCGACATGAAAACGGTCTTGTCGCTAGACGGCCCTGCGCCATATCTAAAGATGAAAAACCCCAGCGTTGATCTATATCATCTTGAGGGAGTGCATGAGAACTGCAAAACTGTTCATCATGCCCTTGCCTGGCGAAATGGCATGGAAAGTTATAAGGAACCAATAAAATTAACATGAACAACAACTATAATTTCCAAATGAGGTGTCCGGCTTGTAATCGGCTTCTTTGCCGAAGCGATGGAATAGGCGAGATAGAAAGCAAATGCCCTAAGTGTAAAGCTTTAGTCGTTAGTCGTTTTGGGGTTACGTCGTTATCCGCTCCGCCGTCTGAACATGTCCAGGGTCGCTACGAAAGGAAACATTTCAATGTTAAATAAGTCTGCCGAGGCTTTATGCCATAGAACCATAGGCACGATTGTTCACCCCAGGCTGGCAGACCCTGGGGCGATTGGGGTAAAATGAAAATCTCATCAATAGTTAACGCCATTACCCCAAAGATAAGAATATCGGTATCGGGCTACCTTGATATCGATCCGTCCGTTAAGCTTGCTCACGGAGCAACCATCATATCAGAGGGCAAATGTAGCGTTAAAATCCGCAACCTTTCGCTGGCTGGTGGTGCTATCCACTCCAAAAACAGCTTTAACCAGCCGATCCATCATTACGCCGATATAAGAGCCGGGATACTCAAGATTAGCAAAAACAGGGTTAATCCGTTTGTCCTGGACGGTTTACAAGAGCGCACGACCACCGACGGTCTCCGCATTCAATACCCGTTTGAAGTTCCAACCGGGTGCGTCTTGATGGCCACCCAATGGTCAGCCACCCAAAAAGGAGATGGGGAAGAATGAATAAACTTTATCAGTTTTCTATAAGATTAGACCGTCCCATAGTCGAATGGGCAATTCCATCGCAATTAAGCGTCGGTTTAGTTCCGCCAATGACCTGCCATAGTACCTATAAAGTTAGAATAGAAGTTCCTCCAGAATTAAGAAATAAAACAATTCAAGTTACAGTACACAGTAAGGAGCAATAAACATGAGTGAATTAGACGAGTTAATAAAAAAGAATATCGGACAACCGACCACAAACCTTAGAAAAGATATTATTTCGCTTATAAAAGAAGTCCGCCAAGCGGTCAGGGTGGGAACTCCTGCCCATTCTCATATAGCACCGTATAAGCATGGCTACCGTGACGCCCTTACCGCCGTAGACGCCGCTTGGG